TAAAGGTTTTTCAAAGTTGCCTGAAGACGTTCAGCAGAAGATGGACCCTGAAGCAGCCATGAAGTACATGGAAGGTGGCGCGGTCAAAAAGTACATGGGCGGCGGCAAAGTTCGTGGCTACAAAGATGGCGGCGGTGTTTGTCGTGGTGGTGGTGCAGCGATTTCAGGCACCAAGTTTGCTGGAGTAAAGTAAATGGCTAAAATCGTTATCAACATTGACATGGATGAGCTTACATCTGGTATCAACCAAGTTGTTGATGACGACATGTATGAAGTGGAGGAGGAGTTTGTTTGTCCTCTTTCCACTCAAGATTCTGATGTAAATGCTGAAAATCGTGAGAATGCAGTTCAAGAATATGCTTATGGTCCAGCCGTAAAAAACTGGGAAAAGAAGAAGCAAATTTGCGGAACTTGCGAGTATTATAACATTCGCTCTAAAGTTTTAGACTGCATTGAAAGCGGTCTTGGAATGGATGAGGGCAGTGAAGTTGGTTATTGCGAAAAGCTAGATTTTACCTGTGCGGCTGAGAATGTGTGCAATGAATGGGAAAAGGGCGGTCCTATAACCGACTTTGAGGACATTAATACGCTTGAGCCAATTGAGGGTAACGAAAAGGATATTTTCTAATGGCAGTCGAACGTGGATTAGGTGCAGGTGGATTGCCTGAAGACCCAATGATTGCTGAAGCTGAATCGCTTCAGAATGTAATTGAATTACCTGCGCAGCCCGGAGTTACAGAGTTTGACGATGGCAGCGCAGTGGTTGGTGAGTTTGAAGAAGATATGGCTCCCAAGCCTGAAGTTCCCTTTGATGGAAACTTGGCTGATGTGATTGATGAGGCTGAGTTAGGTCGTATTTCATCTGATTTGGTTGGTTCGATTGAGGATGATTTGTCCTCTCGTGAAGACTGGGAAGATACATATAAGACAGGGTTAGAGTTCCTTGGTATGAAAACCGAGGATCGTACAGAGCCATTTGAAGGCTCCTCTGGCGTTATTCATCCGTTGTTGGCTGAGTCTGTTACGCAGTTTCAAGCGCAGGCGTATCGTGAGTTGTTGCCTGCAACTGGACCTGTTCGAACGTCTGTTATTGGTGCGCAGAATGAGGTGCTTGTAAAGCAGTCTGAGCGTGTCAAAGATTACATGAATTATATGATAACCTATGAAATGGAAGAGTATGATCCTGAGTTGGATCAAATGTTGTTCTATCTTCCTGTTGTGGGTTCTACGTTTAAAAAGGTTTACTTTGATCCGCTAAAACAACGTGCGGTTAGTAAGTTTATTCACGCTGAAGATTTAGTTGTGCCGTATGGTGCAATTGATTTGGTTTCTTCTCCTCGCGTTACGCATCGAATCACGATGGATTCTAACGAAGTTCGCAAGATGCAGCTTGTTGGTTTCTATCGTGACATCGACCTTCCTACTGGTGGGTACGGTGAAGAGGATATGGCTGATGAGGTCGAGGAATCAATTGATGACATTCAGGGAGTTCATCCAAGTGGACCGTCTGAAGATTTAACTTTGTATGAGGTCCATACAAGCCTTGATATTGAGGGCTTTGAGGACATGGGAGCAGATGGCGAGCCGACAGGTTTGAAATTGCCATATATCGTCACAATCATTGCTGATTCTGGCGAAGTATTGGCTATTCGTCGTAACTATATGGAAATCGACCCGATGAAACGTGCGAAGCAGTATTTCGTGCATTATAAGTTTCTGCCCGGTCTTGGTTTCTATGGCCTTGGTTTGACTCACATGATTGGTGGGTTAGCTCAAGCGTCAACGTCGATCCTGCGTCAGCTTATTGATGCAGGCACCCTCTCCAATCTTCCAGCAGGCTTTAAAGCCCGTGGCGCTCGTATCCGCGATGAAGACAATCCCCTTCAACCGGGTGAGTTCCGCGATATTGATGTGGTTGGAGGCACCCTGCAAGGCTCCTTGATGCCACTCCCCTTCAAAGAGCCTTCAGGGACGCTTTATAACCTTTTGGGAACCCTAGTGGATGCAGGACGCCGTTTCGCGTCTATGGCTGACCTCAAGGTTGGTGAGATGGGCGGTGAAACGCCTGTTGGCACGACGATGGCGATTATGGAGCGTGGTACAAAAGTTATGTCCGCGATTCACAAGCGTTTACATTATTCGCAGAAGATTGAGTTTAAATTACTTGCGAAAATCTTTTCTGAAACGATCCAGTCTTATCCGTATCAAGCGGACATGCAAATGGGTCCAGAGATTTTCGTGCAAGACTTTGGAGGTCAAATTGATGTCCTACCAGTTTCTGATCCCAATATTTTCTCTATGTCGCAAAGGATTGCTCTGGCGCAAACTGAACTACAGTTAGTGCAGTCTAATCCGCAAATACACGGTGGCCCACAGGGTCTGTATGCCGCGTACCGTAAGATGTACGAAGCTCTTGGTGTAACAAACATAGATGCCATTCTTCCACCCCCGCCTCAACCGCAGCCTATGAACGCTGCGAAAGAGAACCAGATGGCATTGCAGGGAGCGCCATTACAAGCGTTCCCTGACCAAGATCACCAAGCGCATATTGAAACACACATGGCTGTAATGTCTACGCCTGCTATGGAGTTGAACCCACAGTCTATCATGGCGTTACAGGGGCATATTCAGGAGCATATTGGCTTGATGGCTGAACAGCAGGCGCAGCAAGAGATTATGTCTCAGATACCGCCAGAGCAAATGCAGATGATGCAACAGCAAGCTCAGATGATGCCGCCACAGCCCGGTCAGCCACCTATGGACCCAATGATGCAATTCAAGCCTCAGATCGACTCTCGTGCGGCTGAAATCATAGCGGAGATGACAGAACAGCTTGCACAAGCGGTGGCCCCACCTCCACAATCTGATCCACTTGTAGATATTCGAAATCAAGAACTGCAACTGAAGGCAGCGGACATGCAGCGTAAGCAGCAGGAGTTTGACGCCAAGCAGGAAATGGAAGGCGAGAAAGAGCGTAATGATGTTCTAATCGCACAACAGCGCATTGATGCTCAAGAGAAAGCGATTGATGAACGTTCACGCGTAGCGGAAGAGCGTATTCAAACACAGAGAGACATTGCTGCGTTAAACTCTAGGATGAAGGGAAATTAAAATGGGATCAGTAAGAGATAAAATGGTCGAACAAATTCGTGCGGCAAAACGTGCTGCATCAAGTGTTGTTCAAAAAATTCCTGTAGAAATGGTAAGAGCGCGTAATGAGGAAGGACATTTTGTAAAAGATGACCCAAAAACCCCAGAAAACGAAGCGTGGGTTGAAAAGCCAAAAGCCAAAAAGAAAGAAGCAGCCAAAGCCCCAGCGAAAAAACGGGGGCGGCCTCGTAAGAAAGTTTAGCAAAATAGCTAGACCCCAGAGATTCCAAGGCATTTTCTGATTTTTTGGTAATTATACTTGTGTTTCCCGTATAATCGCATACTATATGCGGTATGGACGCACTAAATCTTGCAGAATATCTGTTAAAAAGCATACGTGAGCGTGATGTGCGTCTTAAAGACAAGCTCGCGGACGGTTCGATACAAACTTTTGAAGAGTATCGGTACATCGTAGGCGAAATACGCGGAATGACCTACGTTGAAGATGAAATCAAAACCGCGATGAAAGGCATAGAGTACGCGGATGACTGATAAGTTATTTGTGCCAGATCACGTTGCGAAGGCTGCGCGTAAGGCAATAAAAGAAAACGCAGAAATGCCCAAACCCATTCAGAATGCGTTTGGCAAAGGTGCGGAAAGTAAAAATGAACGTGATCCATCCGAGATGGAGAGTTCAGCCATAGAGAGATTACCACAGCCTACAGGCTATCGTGTTCTCATTATCCCTTACTATCCCAGTGAAAAGACTAAAGGTGGTATTATCGTTCCCGATCAGATTCGTGATCGTGAATCCTTTGCAACTGTTGCGGCTTACGTTGTTAGGTTGGGTCCAGATGCATATAAAGACTCCCAGAAGTTCCCAAATGGTCCTTGGTGTAATGAAAAGGATTGGGTTCTTATAGGAAGATATGCTGGAAATAGGTTCAAAGTGGAAGGTCTTGAGGTAAGAATCATAAATGACGATAATATTATTGCCACGATTCTTGACCCAAAAGACATTTCATATGTATAAGTGAAGGGAGAACAAGGAAATGTCTATGTCTGAAGATATTCGTGCAAACGAAGAACTTGAAGAAAATACATCTGTAGAACTTGATGATGATGATCAAGATACAGTTGAGGCTTCTTCAGACGACTCCGAAGAAGAAAGCCGAACAAATGTTCGAGATAAGTCTTCTGGAGATGAAGAGTTAGATCAATATAGCCAATCTGTTCAAAAACGTATTAGAGAATTAACCGCGAAAAGACACGCTGCTGCTGAAGAAGCGCAGGCGGCTGTTCAGTACGCACAGCAAATTCAAGCTGAAAACAATCAGATGAAGCAACGCTTGCAGCAAATGAGCGTTGGTTACAATACTGAAGCAGAAGGTCGCTTGAAGGCTCAAGAGTCTCAAGCCAAACGCGCTTTGGCTGAAGCTATGGAGGCAGGCGATTATGAAAAAGTCGCAGATGCCCAAGAAGCCATTTCAAAGATTGCGATAGCCAAAGAGCGTGTACGCGTTCAAAAAGCTAAGATTGCAAAGCAACAGCAAGTTGCAAAACAGCAAGCACAAGTTGCTCAACAGCAACCACAACAACAAGCTGCACCACAACAGGCACCTGATCCAAAGCTGCAAAGTTGGCTAGGTAAGAACGAGTGGTTTGGTCAAGACCGACTAATGACTCGCGCAGCGCAAGCAATTCATGAACAGTTAGTTTTAGAGGAAGGTTTCGACCCTACCAGTGATGATTACTACAAAGAAATCGACACTCGTATGCGTAGAGAGATGCCTCAAAAGTTTAAGGAGAAGCGGTCCAACGCCCAGACTGTTGCTCCCGCGTCTGGAAACGGACGGTCTGTAAAATCAGGGCGGAAAAAAGCGGTGGAATTAACACCGGGTCAAGTGGCGTTTGCCAAAAAAATGCGTATCCCATTGGATAGGTATGCAAAAGAAGTTGCTCGCTTAGAGCAAAGACAGGAGTAATTGATATGGCTAATCGGACATCACGCGAAGTAGAATCGCGGGAGCGCACAGAGCGCAAAACAGAATGGCGTCCCGGCTCGGCCTTAGATGCCCCTGAACCCCCCATCGGATATGTTCATCGTTGGATTCGTGAATCTGTGATGGAATTTGATGACAAAACTAACGTTCATAAGAAACGGCAAGAAGGTTGGGACCTCGTTCGCGCAGAGGATTACCCAGATTGGATAGGACCTGTAGTAGACGAAGGGCGTAACGCTGGTGTCATTGGCAACGGCGGACTTGTTCTCGCACGTATGCCCGTCGAATTGGTTCAGCAGCGGAAAGATCACTATAAAGGTGTGACAAAAAATCAAATGGATGCAGTGGATAATGATTGGATGCAAGAAAACAATCCAATTATGCCGAAACTTGCTCCGCAACGTAAATCTTCTGTCTCGTTCGGCTCTGGTCGAAAAGGCGGATAAACTGAAGGATAAAGAAAATGGCTAATCAAGACGCCTCTTTTGGCCTTCGTCCAGTTCGTACAAGCATTAGCTCACAGCAGCAAAACCGTTATCGGATTGCTTCAGGCTATGGCACCGCTATTTTCCAAGGCGACCTTGTTGCAATGGTTACAGGCGGCGGTATTGAACGTGTTGCCGCAGGAGGATCAGGTTTGATCCTTGGTGTGTTCAACGGGTGTTTCTATACTGACCCAACGACTGGCAAGCCAACTTTTGCAAACAGCTACCCCGGTAGCATTGCCGCATCCGACATCATGGCAAATGTTATTGATGATCCGGGTGCAACATTCGAAATTCAAGCTGATGACACATTCCCTGTGGCTGACTTGGCTGGTAATTTCGACATTGTTGATCAATCTCCAGTTGGGGATACCACTTCTGGTATTTCTCGTATGGAGCTTGATGTGACGACTGGTGCAACAACTGCAACATTGCCGTTGAAAGCCATCGACATTTCTCAAGACCCTGAGAACAGCGATGTTTCGTCTGCGAACACTAACGTGATCGTGAAAATCAACAACCACCTGTTCAGCGGTGGAACCGCTGGCTTGGCATAAGGAGATTGAGTTATGGCTATTTCACGCTCCCAACTCGTCAAAGAACTTGAGCCGGGCCTGAACGCTCTATTCGGTATGGAATATGACCGCTATGAGAATCAACATGCGGAAATCTTCGACACGGAAACATCTGACCGTGCATTTGAAGAGGAAGTGATGTTGGTCGGATTTGGGAATGCTCCCACAAAATCTGAAGGTTCTGGCGTTGAGTTCGACAATGCAAATGAAGCATACACTGCTCGTTATTCACACGAAACAGTGGCGCTTGCGTTCGCATTGACTGAAGAAGCAATCGAAGACAACCTGTATGATCGTCTTGGTGCGCGTTATACGAAGGCGCTTGCGCGTTCTATGGCACACACAAAGCAGGTCAAAGCGGCTGCTGTTTTAAACAATGCGTTTGACAGCAACTTTGCAGGTGGCGATGGTAAAGAGCTTTGTGCAACTGATCACCCACTAGCTGGTGGTGGTACGTTCCGCAATGAGCCGTCAACCGCAGCAGACTTGAACGAAACTTCGCTTGAGAATGCTTTGATTGACATCTCTACTTTCGTTGATGAACGCAACATGATCATTGCCCTTCGTGGCACCAAGTTGATCATTCCACCACAACTGCAATTCGTTGCAGATCGTTTGTTGGAATCAACATTGCGTGTTGGCACAGCCGACAATGACATCAATGCGATTCGTAACATGGGTATGGTTCCAGAGGGTTACACTGTAAACCACTTCTTGACTGACCCAGATGCGTTCTTCATCAAAACTGATGCGCCTAACGGATTCAAGCACTTTGAGCGTTCTCCAATGAGAACAAACATGGAAGCTGATTTCGACACAGGCAACATGCGCTTCAAGGCTCGTGAACGTTATAGCTTCGGCTTTAGCGACCCACGCGCAGTGTTCGGTTCACCCGGCGCATAAAATGTGATACAGTGAGGTTATCCTCCCTGTAAACTTTGGGGCTACTTCGGTGGCCCCTTTCTTTTTTTCTGATTTATGTTATGGTTAATTTATCCCTGACAGTTGCATGGTGCGACTGACTAACCCAGACAGGAGACTAACATGGGTACTACAACTTTTTCAGGCCCGATAAAGGCTGGAACAATCAAGAATACAACAGGTACTACACTTGGTTCTGACGTTGCTAACGTCGGTCAAGTAGTTATGACGCAAACTTTTTCAGCAGACTTGTCTGGTGGAGCTTTAGCTGCGTCTGTTACTGACGTTGTTATTCCTGCAAATTCACAAATCATTGACTGTGTAATTGATGTTATTACTGCGGCAAATACTACAACCAACTTGAGTGTTGGTGATACTGTTGGTGGTGCAGCAACAATTCTTAACACTTTTGCAAGTGGAACAACTGCTGGGCGCAAATACCCAACTACTGAAGCTGGTGCTGCACTTGCTTGGCAAGATACAGGAGCAGCAGATATTCGTTTGACTGTAACTACTTCAGCAGCAACAACTGCGGGTTTGGTTCGTTTTACTATTCTATACGCTCAAAACAATAACCTAGCGTAATAGGAGGCTAGTATGGCTGGTCCAGTAAAGGCATATAACTTCACGCAAGGTGACTCTGCGGCTGTTGTTGGTGACTCACGTTCACGCATTCGTCAGATTGTAATTTACGCGGCGGCGGCTGGCGCATTTACAATCAAAAACGGTGGTGCGTCTGGCGAAACTCTTATTGAGCAAACTTTTCCAACAGGTATGCATCATCTGAACATTCCAGATGATGGCATTCTTGCGACAAGCGGTGCGTATGTAAGTGCTTTCACAGGGTCTAGCAACGAATTGACAATCTTTTTGTCATAAGGGGTCAAAATGGCTGGGAATGAAGTCAAAGCGGTTCACAGACACGATTCTGGATCGTTTGCTTCAGGTCGTGGTCGTTTGATGGGCTTTATTATAAATCATGATACAGGCGCGACAGGACAAGCAATTGTTTATGACAATGCTTCTGCCGCGTCTGGTACTATTGTTTTGGAGTTAGATGAGTCTGGAAAAGGCGTTTTTGGAATGGAAATTCCGGGCGATGGAATAATTTTTGAGAATGGACTTTTTGGAAATATTCCTAGTGATGTAACTCTAACTTTATTTGTGCAGAGGTAACATGGCTCGTAAAAAAGAGAATCCGATACGCAAAACCACTGGTAAAGGCGGTAATTATCGTAAGACCAAATCTGGTGCAGGCATGACCAAAAAAGGCGTTGCCGCGTATCGAAAGGCGAATCCCGGCTCTAAATTAAAGACTGCTGTGACAGGCAAAGTCAAAAAGGGCAGCAAGGATGCCAAGCGGCGTAAATCCTACTGCGCTCGTTCGGCAGGTCAGATGAAGAAGTTTCCGAAAGCGGCAAAAGACCCTAATAGTCGCTTGAGACAGGCGCGTAAGCGTTGGAAGTGTTAATATGGCTATAGGCCGCCCACAGATGAGGCAGCAAGTTAGCAAGCCGCCTATGAAGAGGAAGAAAAATGCCAAAAGACGCATGTTATCGAAAGGTAAAAGCAAGGTACAAAGTGTTCCCAAGCGCATACGCAAGCGGCGCAATCGCTAAATGCCGAAAAGTAGGTGCTAAAAACTGGGGGAACAAAAGCAAAAAAAAGCCTGTAAAAAAGGCTATGGGAGGCGTGATTATGCCTTCTAATGAGTATCGAAAGCGTCCAGTTCGGCGCATGCTGAAGGGCGGCGAAGTAATTGCAAACGGCTGCGGTCAAGTATTGTCAGGTCGCCGCAAAGTAACAACGATGAGCTAATGGCTGTACGAAAAACAAAAAAGGGCGCTGCGCTCAAAAGATGGTTTAAAGAAGACTGGAAAGATGTCCGAACAGGTAAGGCTTGTGGGCGTAAGAAGGGCGAAAAGAGAGGCACACCTTATTGCCGACCAAGTAAACGCGTGAGTTCAAAAACACCTAAGACAGCTTCAGAGATGACATCTGCGGAAAAGCGTAGTAGAATATCTCAAAAGAAACGTCTTGGTCAGCCAGCAGGCAAGCCAAAACGCGTTAAGTCGCTTAAAAGGAAGAAGAAATGACCGTATCAGGCTCAACAGACTTTGAATTAGATGTAGCTGACTACATCGAAGAGGCTTTTGAGCGTTGCGGCTTGGAAGTCCGCACAGGGTATGACTTAAAAACGGCTAAACGATCTATGAATTTGATGTTTGCTGATTGGGCTAACCGTGGTTTGAATCAGTGGACCATTGAGCAACGCACATTTACTGTCACATCAAATGATGGTGATTATGATTTAGGGACTGACGTAATTGACATTCTTTCTTTGGTTGTTCGTCGTTCTGGTACTGATTTTGCTTTGGATCGTATTAGTCGTGATGAATATTTAAATATTCCAACAAAAACAACACAATCTCGACCCACACAATACTTTGTGGATCGTCAAATTACGCCTGTATTGAAGATGTGGCCTTTGCCAGACAATAGTACAGACGTGGTTATATATGACGCATTAACAAGACTGGATGACGCGGATACTTACACCAACACTCTTGGTGTTCCGTTCCGTTTCTACCCAGCATTAGCGGCAGGTTTGGCCTATTACATAAGCGTGAAACGCGCACCAGATCGTATGCAGATGCTAAAAGCACTGTATGAAGAAGAAATAAACAGAGCTATGGATGAAGATCGTGATCGTGCGTCTTTCCGCGTAGCCCCAGATTTAAGGAACTATCGTTATGTCTAAGTATGCCACAGGTAAGTGGGCATATGGTATTTCTGACCGATCAGGGTTTCGCTATCGGCTGAAAGACATGCGTAAAGAATGGAATGGTTTACTTGTTGGTAGAGATGAGTGGGAACCAAAACATCCTCAGTTAGAGCCATTACGCGCAGTTCCTGACGCGCAGGCACTTCGCAATCCACGACCTGATCCTGACGCTGGTGCAGTATCTGTAAGCGTGGGTGATAATATATTCCCAACGCCGAAGAATAAAATGAATACTATCGGTTATGTGGGCCAAGTTACAGTGGTGATTACATGAGCTTTACATATGATGAATTAAAACAAGCCATTCAGGATTACACTGAAAACACAGAGACAACCTTTGTGAACAATCTTGATACCTTCATCAAGAATGCTGAAGAACGTATTCTAAAGATTGCACAGCTTGAGGTTTTTCGTAAAAACCAAAGTGGAACACTAACTGCAAGTAATAAATATCTTGCTGTGCCGAATGACTATTTGGCATCTTTTAGCGTTTGTATTACGAACGGAAGCACAAAAGAATTTCTTTTATTCAAAGATGTAAATTTTGTTCAATCTTTCAATCCTAGTGGCGCTACTGGTGTGCCAAGATATTATGCTCAATTTGATATTGATAACTTTATTCTTGGTCCTGTTCCAGATTCTAACTATGATGTTGAACTTCACTATTTTTACCGACCCAACTCTTTAACGGCGGGTGCAGGTGGTGACACAACATGGTTAAGCACGAACGCATCAGTAGCTTTGCTATATGGTAGCCTCATTGAAGCATATACGTTTATGAAAGGTGAAGGTGATCTAATACAAAACTATACGCAACGCTTTACTGAAGCTCTGTCACGCGTCAAAAACTTTGGCGAATCACAAGAGGTTACTGATGCGTACCGTACTGGACTTATTCTTAGGGAGAAAACATGATACCTGCCTTAAATATAGATTTACCTGAAGACTTTAAGGTAGATGTACAAACCACAAGTAATCGTGGGTTTACCCCCGAAGAAGTTGCGCAAAGATGCGCAGACAAGATAGTTGCCGTGGGGGATTCTGCCCCTCCTGCAATTCGTGATCAAGCGTTGGCTTATAAGCGCAATATCACAAAAGTAATCGAGTTCTACTTACGCGAAGCAGTAAAAAGTGATAGAACTACGGTGTATAACGCAATCAATGATGCAGGACATCCCGAGCTTGCTGAACTTATAAGGAGACTGTGACATGGCCTTTTCAGGTAATTTCATGTGTACCAGCTTTAAGAAAGAGCTTCTTGAGGCTGTTCACAACTTTAAAAACTCAGGTGGTAGCACCTTTAATCTCGCGCTTTACACAAATAGTGCGTCTTTCGATGCTTCAACAACAGCGTACACAGCAACAAACGAGGTATCTGGAACTGGTTACACTGCAAAGGGCGGTGCGCTTACCCGTGTTGACCCAACGTCAAGTGGTACAACAGCGTTTACTGATTTTGCTGATTTGACATTTAGCACGGCGACTATCACAGCCCGTGGTGCGTTGATCTTTAATGACAGTGCGTCAGGTGATCCTTCGGTAGTGGTGCTAGACTTTGGTGCCGACAAAACGTCTACCGCAGGTGACTTTACCATTGTATTCCCAACAGCGGACGCAAGTAACGCCATTATTCGGATAGCCTAATGGCTGATGTAATCGTTCCAATCACTGGCTGGGGCCGGGGCGCTTGGGGCGATTTAGGCTGGGGCAGCAATAATTTCCCCCAGCTTGTAGGCGCTGTAGGCTCCGTTAGTGTAGTTGCAGAAGCAAATGCACCTGTTACTGGATTATCGGCTACAGCATCTGTTGGTTCCGTTACAGTAGTTGCCGCAGCCAATACATCGGTAACTGGTGTTTCTGGTACGGGTGAAGTTGGCTCTACTACAGTAATTGCCGCAGCAAACGTCACACCTACGGGTGTGGCAGGAACTGGGGCCGTTGGCAGCGCAACAGTCAGCGCGGGTGCAAATGTGCCTGTAACTGGACTAGAAGGTACGGGTGCCGTTGGCTCTGTTACAGTTACCGCAAATGCGGATGTTTCTGTAACGGGTATCGCAGGTACAGGGGCAGTTGGCACCGTCACTATGACAGGCGATGCAAATGTACCGACAACGGGCATAGCTGGCACGGGAGCCGTTGGTTCTGTTACAGTCAATGCTGGTTCCGTTGTAGAAATAGCAAGCGGTTTGCAATGCCAAGGTTTTGTTTATGGCGGCTTTATAGAAGTCAACGCTGACGCTAACGCTCCTGTAACTGGACTTGCCGCGACAGGCTCCGTTGGTTCAGTAACCGTTGACACAGAAACCTTTGTAACTGTCACTGGCGTTGCGGGAACCGCCGCCGTTGGCAGTGTCACAACCACCGCTGATGCGGATGTATCCGTCACTGGCGTTGCAGCCACAGGAGAGGTAAGTCCACCTCTTGTGTGGGGAACCATTGTTCCAAATCAAAATCCGAGTTATACTCCCGAACAACCAACACAATCCCCCGGTTGGAGTGATGAGAACCCATCATCAGGTCCATTGCAAACACCGGGTTGGACCCGAGAAGCAGCATAGGATAGAAACATGCCTAGTACATATACATTAAATAACGGTATCGAACTCATAGCTACTGGTGAACAGTCAGGCACATGGGGTGATACGACTAACACAAACCTTGAACTTTTGGACATTGCACTTGATGGGCAAGTGACAATTACTGCCACGTCAGCAGGAAGCTCTGGTTCACCGAACACTTTGCCTATTGCAGATGGAACAAACACAAATTCTGAAGGTAGGAATCGTTTAATAATTATAAACAGCGGCACTGATCTTGGTAGTGATGTTTTTTATCAACTAACACCAAATGATGCTGAAAAAATTGTTTATATTAGAAACAGCCTTAACACGCAGGACCTTATTGTTTTTCAAGGAACATACAA